GTAAAACAGATATGGATAAGAGAAAAGAATACAAACCTCTTATCGATGAATTATTTAAAATGGCTTACGAGTGTAATGCAGATTTTGGTGTTAGTGGTAAACTAGGTCTTGGTAATATGTGGGCTAATATAAATCCGACATATTCTTATAATAAAACACATACACATCCTAACTCTATGTGGTCAGGTGTATACTATATTAAGGTACCAAAGAACTCAGGCAAATTATTTTTAGAGGATCCTAGACCAGGACCGAATACATATATGCCTAGAAGAGTAGATAATCTACCTGAACAACTGTGGAGAGTATGTGCTTATGAACCACTAGAAGGACGTATGATTTTTTTTCCATCCTGGCTACCTCATGGTGTTGATATAAATATGAATACAGACAAAGGTGAAAAAAACTGGAGAATATCTGTGTCTTATAATTTTATACAAATATGAGTTTTAAAAAGAATAAATATCAAGTTATACGTGGTGCTATATCAAAAGAGGTGGCAGACATTGCCTATAGGTATTTACAAATATCAGCAGAGGCAGATCACTGGATGTTAAATAATGGTGTAACTCATCCAGGTAATAAATTAATTGGTAATTTTAACGACCCACAAGTTCCAAACTCTTATGCTAAATATGGCGATAGATTAATGGAAACATTACTAGTTAAGACCATAGATGTGATGCAGAAGAAGACAGGACTTAAATTGGTGCCTACTTATTCTTACACAAGACTCTATAGAAAAGGTAATATTTTACGAAGACACAAAGATAGACCTAGTTGTGAAATATCTACCACACTAAACCTAGGTGGAGATAACTGGCCCATATTTATCGATCCTACGGGGTCTAACAACGTCATAGACGAGTATAAGAACATACATAAGCCTGGTGCACCCAAAGGTGTAAAAGTAGACCTAAAACCAGGGGATATGCTTATTTACTCTGGATGTGAATTAGAGCACTGGAGAGAGCCTTTTGAGGGTCAATTATGTGGTCAAGTATTCTTGCACTATAATCATGCAGACGGAAGGTTTGCAAAGTCTAATTTGTATGATAAAAGACCTATGCTAGGAATAGTCAAATAACGTTGAACATCAACGCAATCTAATATAATCTGGAGATCTATGCTACAAAAGATAGGGTTTCAACCTGGTATAAATAAACAAATTACTGCGACAGCTGCAGAGGGTCAGTGGATAGACTGTGATAATGTCCGTTTTAGGTATTCTACACCTGAGAAGATAGGTGGCTGGAAACAACTAGGGGCTGATAATATCACAGGTGCAGCAAGAGCCTTACATCAATTTACAAATAGTTTAGGACGAAAGTATTCTATCATAGGATCAAACAGAATATTATATGCTTATTCAGGTGGTGTATTTTACGACATACATCCTATTAAATCTACAAACACATTATCAAACGCATTTAGCACGACTAACGGATCAACAACGGTCACGATAAACTTTTCTGGTGATCATGGTATTACGGCAGGAGACATCGTTTTATTAGATAACTTTTCATCTATTACAAATTCAAACTTTGGTGCATCTGATTTTGATGACATAAGATTTATGGCAACTACTGTGCCATCATCTAACACGATTACAATAACAATGCCGTCAGCAGAGACTGGATCTGGAGCCAGTGAATCAGGTGGTATTAGAGTTCAACATTATTACAAAGTAGGACCTGATGTACAGTCACAAGGTTTTGGTTGGTCACTTGGATCTTGGGGTGGGACAGAGGTTGGAGCTTTTACAACAGTTCTATCCTCAGACATAAATGCATCTACGACAAGTATTACATTAAACGATGCATCACAGTTTCCTAGCTCTGGAACAAACTTTATACAAATAGGTACAGAAGAAATATCTTATACTGGTATATCAACAAACACCTTAACAGGTGTAACAAGAGGTGTAAGAAATACCACAGCGGCAACACACTCTGCTGGAGCAACAGTAACTAATTCATCTAGCTTCGTAGCATGGGGTGAAGCGGCATCAGGAGACTTAATCGTAGATCCTGGTATGTGGTCCATTGATAACTTTGGTGATAAAGCCATTTGTTTAATTGTTGATGGTGAAGTATTTGAATGGAACTCAGCGGCAACCGATGCAACAAACTCTAGAGCAACTATTATTACGGGTGCACCTACAGCATCAAGACACATGCTTGTATCTACACCGGACAGACACTTAGTATTCTTTGGAACAGAAACAACGATTGGTGATAAGTCAACTCAAGATGATATGTTTATTCGATTCTCTGCAGTTGAGGATATTAACACGTACACACCTACAGCAACCAATGATGCTGGTACACAGAGACTGGCCGACGGATCACGGATCATGGGAGCTATTAGAGGTAGAGATGCAATTTATGTTTACACAGATACAGCTTTGTTCTTACAAAGATTCGTAGGTCAACCTTTTACATTTGCCTTCGTACAAGTTGGAACAAACTGT